GTATGTTATTCTTTCAGCACTAAATGCCATTGTTATCTCCTATTTGTATCTTATAATCAATTTAAGATCAGATCCAGCAGTTGTAGATCCTACAGACGTCACATCGACTGTTAAGTAATCACCCTCATTTACTTCGAGTGGTGTTGATACTGTGCTTGTAGCAGTGTTTTGCCCTGCAGACACAGATAATGTATGTATAGATGAACCGTTTTTATTTACTCGTAAGTTCAATGCTGATCCTACAGGTGCAATGCCAACAAACGGTCTAATCTTTGTAATTTCAATATCTCTTGGCGCATACCAACGAGCAGTTCCAGTAGTTACAGATAGCGTACCATCTTGCTCAAGTGTAGTATGTGCTTCGGTTTGTACCCTTTGTTCAGTTGAAGATGTAACACCAAGTCTTTGATTAATGTAATCAGAGTCAATAACTGTACCACGTGTATTTTGAAAAATACTTTCAACTTTATTTGAATCTAGGTTTGCTGTAAATCTTTCATTAACATCAAGGATATTCTTATTTCGCATAAAGGTTTTCATACGATCTTCATCTATAGAACGTGCTTCAATTTCTTCACGAATCTTTTCAGCGAATGTATTCGTTTTATCCATATATTCACGTAGATCTTGAGGAACGAACTTACCTTTCAACGCATCAAATGTTAAACACATTTGACCTTGAATAGAAGGAACTGGGCGAATAGGTGCTGGGTCAACATGCCCCTCTTGATCGTGTTGAAAATATAATATAGGCAACCCGAATGAGTTTTCATCAACTTCTAAATTTTTAATTGTGATTTCACCACGCATTGAAGAGTGGTTTCCGCACTGATAGTAAAGAGTATCAGGAGCGTCGGAAGGAACTACAAATGTCAAAGTTCCGTTGTCTGTTCTAGAATTAGTAACACCGCTCGTGTATTCACCAACGTACTGACCAGCAGCAAAGTTAATACCGTTGTCTGTAGTTAAGTAGAAAGGATGCCCAGAAGCATTAACGGCAAAGGTGTACGTGTTACCTCTACGAAGAGGTCCGATATTGATATTATTACCAACTGCGATTCCTGTCCAAGAATACTGACCTCCGGCATGCCCAACGTTATACGCAACTGTAGAAGTGTTTAAAGTTGGTATAGTAATTTCTTCTGGAACTACCCAATTTAACCTTTGTACCTTCTGACCTGAATCGGTGATTCCAGTAAATGTCTGATTTGATACACTATCATATGTTACCCAGTCAACTAGATTAGCAGTTCCTGGTTCTTCAATCCATTTTAAATATATGTTATGTGTCTGTGTTGAACTATCATTTGTATTAAATGCAGCATAGTTATCAAGTTGATATGTACCCTTTTGATAAATTGGTACATTGTTTTGCCTCTGAAGAGAAATTTTTTCACGTTCGTAAGGAAGCGTAGTAGGATTCCAAGACCATCTCCAGACCCCATGACCTGCTTCTCTATTATCAACAGCAAAGTTTAATGTTTCTGGTTCAATGCTTTGGTCGATAAGTGTATCAAAACGATCATCAGATATAGAACCAGATGAGTCTGAAATCAGTGATGCTAATTGTCTATTTCTAGTCTTTGCAGTCTTTGCCATTATACCAACTCGAAGTAATTAAATCTAAACGATGCTGAGAACGTTATGAACTCTGACCCTGTTGCTGTTGATTCAAATTGTATATCGCCCAATGATGTAGGAACAGCGTCTAAATATCTTATCTGTTTCGTTTGATTATTATGTGAAGAAAGAATAGAAAGTGTTATATCAGAATATGTAGAAGGTTTATTCCCTCTATTTAAAAACTGACCACCCTCCATGTCAGTTTCTAAAAGTCTACGGATCCAATCAAACATTTCTGTATAACCTTTTAAATCCTCGTCAAGTAATATATTGCATGATAATTCGTTAAAGGTTAATGACTCCCCAGGAACAGGAACTCCTGCTATCCTTCTAAAAGGAACTTCTACCGCAGTCATCAACATACCAGGATGAGTTACGTTTTGACAAAAGAACTCCAAGTTAGGATAGTTCTTTCGGTCAATAACCAATTTAAAACTGGTCGGTTGAAGGTAATTAAAGTTTTCTGTTAAAGTCGCCATACTGCTATTTATATAAATTAGATACTAAAAAAGGGAGGGCGAATGCCCTCCCTCAAAAAAAGTTTTATGTACCTTATGCGCCGAGGATGTTGTCCACACGGAAGATACGATAGTACTGGTTTGACTTTGCTGCTGCCAGACCGTTTGCAGGTGTATTACCAACGAATGGATTTGAGACCATGCCGTAGCGTGTCTTGAATCCAATTTTTGGTTGGAAGGTATCTTCCCCAACTGCACGAACCATTGTGAGTGGCACGTATGGGCAGTAGAACACACCAGCGTCATATGGGTTTGTACCCTTATAACCAACGTTGATGTAATCTGCAGTTGCATATGGGTCAATGTAGACACGCATGCGACCGTTCAGTACACCAGCGAATGTGTTGCCTGTGTCGTCGACGTTCAGGTTTGTTGACATAGCAGGTGCGTAGTCAAGCATGCCTGATGCTGCAAGTGCTGAAGCAACGTCTGAAGAACAGATCATGAAGTTACCCTTGCCCCGACGTGTGTCTTTAGCAATCTGGTTTGCTTCACGCTCGATCTGCATGATCAGACCTTTGAACTTCTCAACTGACCAGCGACCGTCTGCATCTGTCTGTACATCGAAGATACCGTTGATTGCTGTGTTAGTTGTAGTTGCACCAGTTTTCGCCTGTGAGTTGATTGTACGTACAACTTCACGGTTGATTTCTGCCATGATCTCAGTTGACAGGATATTTGCCAACTCTGTTTCTGCATCCAGACCATGAATTGCTTTCAGGTCTTGTGCCAGTTCCAGAGTGTATTCTGCTTTCAGCGCACGTGTCTTTGCAGTCACGGTTGCTTTTTCGATGGTGAAACCCATTTCAGCAAACGCTGATGCGCCTGTTGAACCGAGTGCTTCCCCGTCTGCAGTTGTCATACCTGAACCATAATCTGGACCTGTACGGTCGTTGTCGATTGATGAGTCAGAGTTAGAATCAGTCAGACCTGACAGACCTGATGGATCCTGTGACTGTGTGCCGTTTGAGTCGCCTGAGAAACCTGTTACTGCTTCGCCGAACAGTGCTTCTGAGTTGTCTGTTGCGCCCGCACGAGTTGTTTCGTACTGTGACTTCATCGCAAAGATCAGACCTGTAGGACCTGACATTGGTTGTACGCCACAAATGTCGTATGCCATCAAGTTAGGCATTGCACGACGTACAAGTGCGATCAGAACTGGATTCCAGTTCGCAACGTCTGCGGTTGAGTTTGCAGGCACTGCTTCGTTCAACTGAGCACGCTGCTCAGAGAATTCTTTTTCCTGGTTTTCCAGGATAGCAGCAGTAACTGCCTTACGATGGTTATCAGTGATCTTGCCTGCTGACTCTTCGTTCAGTACAGGTGCCCACTTTTCCATCAACTTATCGTATGATACTGTATTCATTGATTGGACTCCCAATTATTTCGATTGTCTTTGGATTGCTTGAAGATACTGAGACATGGTATCAGAAGTTGCTTCTACGATGTTATCACCGTCAGTTGCTTCTTCTTCGATATCAGCAGACTCAGATGCCTTTTTGGTGAAGTATGATTCTTTGATTGTAGTTACTTTCTCTGCGAAAGTTGCTTCGTCATCAAAGTCCACATCTTCTGCCAACTTCTTTAATTTCTCAACTTGAGTTGCTGCAAGACCTTCTGCTGCTTCTGCGATAATTGCATTGCGCTTATAGGTTTCCAGTTCCTCTTGCATTGAAATGTTCTTTGCTACTGCTTCGTTCACTGATGCTTCCAGTTCTTCGTTAGCAGAAGCGAGTTCGTCAACCAGATCGACTTTAGACTCTGGCACTTCGATGTATGATTCTGTGAACAGATCCTTCAGTGAAGTCATGAACTTCTCTGCAATCTCTGTACGCAGACCAGTTTGTACTGCCAGTTTATTGTCTTCCATCCATTGCTCGACAACGTAGTTTAGATAGTTATCTACCTTTTCAACGAGATCTGCCTTAGTAGATTCAATCTCTTCGTTCAGTTCTTCGTTGTATTTCTCTTCGAGGCGATCAATTTCTTCAGCAAGTTTTGATTTGATTGCTGCTTCAAAAATTGTTGATGCTTTACCCTTGAACTCATCGCTCAGAGTTGCTTCTGATTCTACAAGTGCATCCAGATCTGCAGAGAAATCAACGTTTACGTCAATGTCCTGCTTTTCTACGATTGCATCTGCATCTTCCAGATCTACATCTTCACCCATTTTGCCGTATGCTGCTCTCAGTTGATCAACCTTCATACCTTGCATCGCTTTGACCATTCCTGCCATTAACGCTGCTTTGGTTTTAGGCATTGGATCCTGCTTAGTTTGGTCACCTTTACGTGCTGGTGCCTTGCTAGTAGCATCCCCTGCTTTATCTGTTGCTGCAACCGACTGTGCTTCAGCATTTTTTGGATCGTGCGCTTCTTCCACAACTTCGTCTGTTACTTCGTCATGGAGTTCAACTTCCTGATCCTCGATTTGATTTTCATCAGTCATACTTGACTCCTTTTACAAGTTATTTTTAAGTAACGAGAGGAAATTCTTAAACTCACGAACCTCTGCCTCATAGAGATTGGCACGTGGAGTCTTTTTAATTTCAGTCTCCATTTCTTCAATTGCTTGGGGTTCGATGATTCCGTTGTTCCATACCCACTCTACACCTTCCATAACTCCATTAACAAATGCGCTAGGTGCTGAAGGATCTTGAACAATATCGACGGCATTGAGGAGGAAGTCCTCCTTTACCACCATTGCGTTATCACCTCGTTCCAAACTTCCCATACCACGAGTCGAGACGCCCAGTTGAACACCCCCATCAAGCAGACCTTTTACAATCTCGCCCATCGGTGTACTCAAAATAGTCGCCTTACCCACAACATCTTTACCATTCCACTGAAGGGACTCGATCTTGTGAGAAACCTTATCTAAATTAACGGTTGGACCTTCAGGGTGATTCAATTCACCAACTGCTCTACCCTTTGATACTTGTTCATCGATGTACTTTGTTAGAGCAGCATCCATAACCTTCCAAGGATAGACCCGACCGTTACGGTTCTTCTGATCTGCTTGCATGAATACACCTTCAATGGTGTAAGTCTTTTCACCGTTTTCTTTCGCTTCGGTGATAACTTCCAGATGTTGATCAGTATATTCTGCAATCAGTTTCATTTTTTAAGAACCTTTATAAATTCTGTCGCTGCCTTTTCCGCTTCTTTTGCTGACTTATAGATATCTAATCTATCACCGTCAACATACGCAACGAATCCGTTACGTTCTTTATAAACCATTATCTGAATCTTGCCAATTTTTTTATTGACAACAACCTTTCCTTCAGGTTTTCTTCCAGTTAGTTCTCTAATTTGCTTCCAAGACTTCATTGCTTTTATTTATAATTTTATTACTTTTTACTTTAAATCAAGATTCTTCAGAATCTTCATCGTTTTCTTCTTCTTCGTTATCGGATCCATCAGTTCCTTCGTCTCCCATTGACTCCTCAGCATCAGGATCGGACTCTTGTACTCCTTCTTCCTCGTCGTCTTCGAGGTCGAGTTCCATCTGGTCTTCATCAGGATCCCCCTCTTCCACATCGTTATAGATTTGATCTGCTAAACGAACTTTTTCTTGATCTAATACATCAGAAAGTTTCACTGACATAATATCGCCAAACGTTTTGCTTGCGGCATTAAAGTCCTGATCCAACGCTTGCTGGATCATATCTCTAGTTAAATCACTCATTGTTATCATCTCCTACAGGTTTCAATTCAAATTTTTGACCTTGTGTTGGTGCGTTATCTTGAGGTTCTTCCTGCTCTTCCTCACCGTCATCTTCACCGTCAATTTCTTTATTCATTTGTTCGATATCTTCATCCGAAAGCATAAGTACATTTTTCTGTACCCACTCTTTAGAGAAATATTCACCAACATAGTTTTGTACACGATCAAGTGTTTCTAAACGTTCACGAACCATTTCAGCATCGCGAAGTTCAGTAAAGTGGTTGTCTTTGATATAGTCAACCGTAATATCATTTTTCCACTCTTCCCAATCTTCTTCAGTAATAATACCTTTTATGATAAGTTGTTTTTTAAGAATACCATAAAAAAGATTTGAGAATCTTGCTCTTAGTCTATCAATAAACTTTTGAAATTTAAGTTCATCGCGATTGATTTCGGTTGAACGACCTAAAATACCTTGAACA